TTATTGCTGTCAGGTAAATAGGCAGGAGCCAACACAGTACTACCGTGCGGTATCACCAATACCTCTTGTGCCTTCAGCGCCATGTCGCTAACCACTTGTTTAGTGATCGTACGCTTATAATCCGGCTTTGCCTGACCAAGCGCTACGCTTGCCAGGCAGACTAAGATTAATGTTTTGAATAGTTGTTTCATTGTTATTTAATAGGGGTTTAAATGCTGTTTATATGCCGACAAACTTTATCCACATACCTGCTCGATAAGTGCAGAGAATAAGTCCACGTAGTTCTATACATTCTTTCCAACCGTCAGGCATCTTACCAGCTATATCAGGCCAAAACACAAAATTTCTCATCGCAATGGGGTTTAAATGCTGTTTATACTCCGACAAATTCTATCCACATACCAATCAGGTAAGGGTTCATGATACTGTACGGCTTGGCAACTTTATTTCCGGCTCCATCGTCCACACCTCCGGCCTCTTCAGTTGTCAATGTTCTTTCGTCGCCCTCGCCATCATGCGTTAAGTCGGGGCCTGAATTTGCCCAATTCGTTAAATCGCGGCTTGGGATAATGATATCATGGGTATGCGGCGCCATCTCATCGATGGTGTTGGTGTGCATTTTAGCGCCGCCTTTAGTACCTATCGGGCGGCTCAAGCCGTCAGGGTTGGCTACTGCACTGTAAATGTCGGCAGGGTCTTGCGCTATTGGCAGCACGCCGCGCATGGCAACGCATTCCTGCCAGCCTGCGGGTATTTCTCCGGCAGCTTTAGGCCACCACACTTTTCCGCCGTTTGGCCCTGTAAGCGTTGGTATAAACGGCGCAGCTATCAATTTAAGGAAAGCCACATCGGCCATCATTTGAACAAACAGGGTGTCGCCGTCTGCATCCCGCTCACCAGGCAGGGTGATGATGATCTGCTCGTCGTTGTCTAACTGAAAGGCGCTGATGATAACAGATCCTTTGGTATCATCGTCAGGATCAACCGAATTATAGGTAAGTAGATTTTGACGCAAATAGCCGCCCCCAAATTGAGTTGTGGCAATAGGATAGGCTGTTTTATGCAGCAGGCGCTCATCAGTGATCTTAACGCTATTGGTCACGGCATCGTAGCTGTAATTAGGGGATGCATTAGACACCAGGAATGGCGATGCCACCGAAATGATAGACGTGCTGCCGCCACCACCGCCGCCGCCAGATCCGGCAGGCAGCTTAGAAACTTCTACCTTGAAGTTTTTGGCCTCCTCTGTAGCCCATATCAGCAGCAGGTCGTTATCCGCTAAATCTCTATTCAGGTCTGGAAAATCCAGAAAGGTCTTTTTAGCCATGTTTAAATTTTGTTGAACAGTTTAACAATTGGGGTTTGCGGCACTACCGTGTCTGACAGCGTGAGCGAGGTGTACAGGTTGCGGTTACGCAGATTGCGGCTATAGCCGACTACGCGTATTTGCCGATCTATACCGGCTTCATCCATTTTAAGCGTAATGCTTGACCCGTTTTTGAGGACGACAGCATTATCTCTGAAATAAAAAGAGCTGCATGCAACCGTGAAGGTGAACTTAGCGGGGCCGTTGTCGTCCTGATACTTTTGACCGGCAATCTGCAACCTGTGCTCAGCATCGACATAGTACGCGTCGGGCATCAGCAGATCTACCAGCACATATTTATCGCCCACAGCAGGCTTTAAGGTGTCTGAAGGCAAGGATTGTGTCTGGCTGGTGTTCTGTGCAATGACGAACGTTTTAGCAACATTGTCGTAGCTGCCGATCTCGAAAGTATAACCCGCCAATAAGCCGCTATTGAATGTCACCTTCGCCTTGTCGCCATTAGGCAGCGGATAGTCGTTAACATCAAAATCCATTGTGTTATCGGTAAAGGTGTTTGCGTCGCCTACTGACGATACCGTGCCGGTACGGGTCGGGAATATCTCCGCAAGGCCGTTAGAGCCGTCAAAACGGATGATCTTTTCGTAAAGACCAAACAGGTTTACATTCTTGTCTAAGTACAGCTTATCAGGCATGCGCAGGCGCTGTGCACCGCTGCGGTAATTGTCGCCCAGATTCTTGCTGCTGCCGTAAACATATAACCTGGTGAATATACCCTCTGACACGTTCGCGTTTTGCCTTTGTATTGACCATAGCGCTTTGCCTTTGCCATATTCGAACGTAAGCCCGCTGTTAGGCTGGCTCAGTATGAGGTTGATCTTGTTGTTATCGACAGTAAACTCGGTCTGGTAGCTCTCGGCCAGCTTGGTCAGCGCCTGTAAGCAGCTTTCACCGTCAAAATCAATGGTCTGATAGTCGCCGTCTAAAACAGATCCTACCTGCCAGTTTTCGGTCGGGTAAAAACGGTTCATATTCAGAACTACCAGCTTCACAAAGTCAATAGGCCGGTTAGTAAGCGAGAACGTGCCCTCGGTTAATGCATTATGGCTGTCGTAGGTGAAAAACAGCGGCCTGCTCAATTGGTGATACGGGCCTTCCATCGTCACGGTATAGGCGAAGTTGCGACTGCCTGTTTTTGAAAACTCAACATCGCGGTTTATCCGGTAGGTGCTGCCATCCAGCTTGCAGTAGTCGCCTATCTGAAAGTCGATAAACTCGGCTGAGCTGAAAGTGATATTCAGCGTGTCACCGCGCATAATGCCGGTATCCTGCGAGCTTTTGTCGTCAGGATCTACCACCGCGCGGATCTCGTTGCTGGTATACTTATATATGGTAATTAGTGCCGGATTCATACGCCAATGATGTAATTGTCCTGCTCGTCAACGAGGTAGTCGCCTACGTTATCCTGCGGGTTGGTTTCGCTGAAAATAATGTCGAACTGAATGCTGATGATCGCACCGCTAAACTTTTTAGTTAATTTTTTAAGGTTCTGCTGATCCTTGTAGTATACCAGGTAGGTTTCGTCATGATCGGCGAAATAAAACTCATTCAGGCCAGCACCCATCACCTCATTACGAAAGCCCCAATACTTGTTTTTAAAGTCGGCCAGTCCGGCAGCGGTAATGGTGAATGATACAGGAAACTCGCGCGGATCAACATGCGGATCGGTCAGGTCGCGATCTTCGCCGTCCTCTTCAGGATAATTGTGGTTAGAGCTATCTTTGCGCTTGCCCCAATTATAAAAGGCATCCATGCCCTTATTAATGACAGCGCCGAAAGCCTGAAAGTCAATGCCGTTAAATGTGCCCTGTGATATCATTTTACTACGCCTGCGGCTCTTAATGTATTGGTTAAACCTTTGGTTGATGTATTGGAATCGATGCTTGACAGCGAGTCGACCATCTTATCGGTATTATCCGCTGTGCGACGGGTGTTAACCTCGATCTTCATTTGAATGATGGTTTGTTTGCGCACCTCGTCCAGCTGGTCTGCAAGGGTTTGTTTTCCCACTGCATGACTGTCTACAATCTCATTCACGGCCTGCTGTATCCCCCTGGTGATACCTTCCAGCGCATTGGCCTGCGTTTCAGTTATACCGGCTATGGCGCCGGATATACCCTGCGTTTTTGTGCCGGTGGCTGAGTTGTTGGTATTGCCGGTGATCTTGCTCAGGTTGTCGTAAGTGGTCGATGCGCCGTTTACCAGGTCTGCGTAGTCGCTTTTCAGTTTAGCCAGCTCCTGATCGTCCAGGCCGCCGCCGCTTTCGGCAAAAGAGGCGAACTCTTTGTAGTAGGCTGCTGCTTTATCCTTCAGGTAGGTGTCCTCAAAAATGCTGGCGATTGAATCCTGAATAGTTTGCGAGAAGTCGCCTGCAAAATCAGCAAAGCCACGTTTGCCGTTTTTCAAGCCGGTTAATATGGCCTGCTCCAGGCTGTCAGCTGTAGTGCCGGTGAAGATCTGATCTATCTGGTCGTTAACCTGCTTTGTAGCGTCGCCGATATCGCCCATCTCGTCATGAACGCTTTTCAGCTGTTCAAACCACTTGGCGGTTTCGTCGCTTAGTTTGCCTTCAGAATAGAGCTTGAACAATGTATCATAATCAGCGCCGCCGATAGCTGCCAGATCCTGCACCACTTTGGTTTTGCGGGCTATGCCCAAAAAGCCGCC